TGGTTGTTCGTTTTTGATAACGCTGAACAAAGTCTGTCCAGTATCTTTTTCAGCTTGTGCAATTTCCCATGGGATTGTCCATGACTCGTATTTTTTGCCATTAGTCAATTCCCATTCCATTTTAACTTTAAACATTAGGTGACCCCTGTTTCCCGATTATGCTTTGCTTACTGAACGGATTGGCAATGAAACTGTTGTTGTCAATGCATCCGGTGCTGAACCACCAAAGTTAGGACGTTTTGGTAATACAGTACATGTAATTGTTTTTCCACCAAGAGCAACTGTTACTGTTTTTGTTGTTGTTGGTGCTGTGTCAGCATCGCCCCACATGGTGTCACATAATGAAGTTGCTGCACCCCAATCTTGGATAATTTCTAAATCGAGAGTTCCGATTTCATTATCAACTGTGTAATCAACTAAACCATTGAGTGTTTGTAACGTTGCTGTCGCATCATCAAGGGTTACTGTTGCGCTGACGAGTTGGTCGTCATAGTTCACAGTTGCATAGGTTAAGGCCACGCCTCTTCCAGTTAATACTGTTGTTGCCATGATTCCTCCTTTAAGGATTCCAGATTGTTCTAACTTGCACTTCTGCTGCAAGAACATCAGTTGTGTTAGTCGTTTTGATTCTTGGGCTACTTACTGAAAGTATCTGCCAAGAGTTTGGTATTAGAGGCAGGATTGTTTGAATCATTGTCTCTAAATTTGCTAAACTACCTGGATTACTAATTGCTTGTGCAATGACTTCCAGGGTGTATCTTGCATAAAATGTTGGGGTACTTCCAATGGTTGCAATTTCAAACCATGGATCACCTGAGATTAAACAAACTGCTGGAGGCAATACTGTTTCAGGCACATGATCATAAACTGAATAAATTGTATTTGAAGTTATAGCTGATTCAAGGCCATCACGTAATGATTGGATTGTTGCCATTAGCCAATAACACTTTCAACATCAATGTGTTTGCCTAGTAATCCTCTGACTTTACGAATTAAAGCAACGCCCATTTTATAGGGGGCTGGAGCAAATTCTAGTCCTTGCTGTACGCCACCTGGAGCAACTCTTGATTGAAAGATATCAATTGCTACAGCTAGTACGGCTTCTTCAACTTCTGAAACTGAATCATATTGGGTTAAATCATTAGCTGCTGCTAAACCAGATGGAATATCATAACGCCAATCGTGAACTGTTGCCCCGACAGTAGTAATTGTAAATGTGTAATCATCTTCTATAGTTAATACAGTTTTTGACCCATTGTGTGCTGATACACCTGAAATAATTACTGTTTGACCTGCATAAAATTTGTGTGGAATCGTTGTATGAAACCAAGTTTTTGTTGCTGATGATGATTTGTGTTGGTCAATTGGTGCATTCCATTGCACAAGCATTGAACCCACAACGGCTTCACTTGAATCGATAATATCTGTTAAAACTGCATCTGAATAAAGGCTTGATGATACGCCACCTAAAGCTGCTCTAAGTTCTGCAACTGTTACTACTGATGCCATTTCATTTTCCTTTTGTTTGGGTGACCCTCCCGGTACAGGGGTCTAAACCGGGAGAGTCGGTTAAAGTCGCTTGATTTAGGTTAAGTTAAATCTGCGAATACCAGCTGCTTTTTTGGCTGCAATTGCTAGGTAGCCGTAAAGCATGATTTCTACCATTCCGTCAGTTGTACGTGTTACTTGTACTTGACGAGTTGGTGATTCGTAAACAGTTACTGCATCTGGAGCAACAATGAATGCTGATTCATCAATAACACCTGATGTAGTAATTCCATGGTCAACATATAGGTCAAGACCTAGTACGTTGCCACGAATTGCTTGTTGTGAAACATTGCCTGATGCATTTTGTGGATTTGCAGCAATGTATAGAGGACGCTTGTTATCATCTGTGTAACCCATGATTGCAGCCCATTGATCTGGGGAAGCAATTAAGTTACGAGCAAAAGAACCTGAGTTCTTGTAGCAAGCTGCTGATTCAACTGCAACAAAGGATTGTAATCCTGCTGCTGTTGCTGCAACACCTGCTGCTTGTGTTCCTGATGCTGTCAAAACAGCAACTGCTGCTTTGTCAGTTGCAAGAGCGTAGGCATTGGACATTTGGGAAACAAGCTCAGATAGGAATAACGGCCCGCTTCTTTCAATGAGCTCAAGTGAAACTTCATTACGTCCAGCAAATTTGTTTACGTTTACTGTTATGTAATCAGAAGTCATACCTGTTTCAGATGGAGCTGCTGCTTCATCAGTATCAGCCACAGTTGGAACTGCAGTCAATTTAGGAATGGTAAAACTTAAACCGGTTGGAGGCAAAACACCAGATGACAATGCATCTATTGTTGGACGGCCAGCGATTGAAGTTGAAACAAATTCGTTCATGTGTGGAGCAAGAGTTAAACCAGTGTTGGTTGATGATGTATCATCAGCAGCCATAACAAATAGGTTTGATTCTTGATTTCCCATAGATGCTTTAATCTTGTGTTCTAAGTATGAAGCAGCTGATGTGATTGGTGAACGTGGTTTAGTGAATATTGCAGGGTGTACTACTTTTGAGGCTTCAACTGCTGCATCAACTTGTGGCGCAGCGTCTTGAACCTCTGGAGTTACTTCTTCTGGATTTGCCATTGAAGTGACCTCACTTTCGGTTGTTGTTTGGTCATCTGCGCTTGCAGCGACTTCTTCTTCGCTTACAACGTCTTGTGTTGCAGCGACATCTGTGATTTGTGCTTCGGCAAATGCTGGATTTGAAACATGTGATACTTCAACCAGGTTTGCTTTTGTTACATGAACAACACCATCTTTGTTTTCATAAGTGTCAATGTTTGCACCTACTGATAAACCACTTCTTAAGCCTTCGGAGGCTTCAATTAAATGATCCATTGCTGTTGTTGTGTTAGCTAGTTTGAATGTTGCAACGATTCCGATTGGTGTGACGTTGTGTGCAATCATTCTGCCTAATGGTTTTGTGTTGTCGTGTTCTGATAAAAACTTTATGTCACCTGAAACATTTAGTGAGCCTTGTTCAAATACAACTTGACCCATTGATGTTGAACCAACTTTTCCAAATGGAACAATTAGTCCGGTGATTTCTCTTTTGCTTATTGATGCTGTTAAAACTTCTGATTGAAATGTTAATTTCATATTGGTTTGACCAAATCCTCGTCTCTACGTACTTCGTCTACTGTCATCACTCCAAGTGGTACTAGCTTGGAATAAATTTCTGCTCTTTCAAGAGGGTTGCCTCTTAAAAAGTCATCTAAATCAAATCTTGCTTTTTGTCCACGAGGTAGAACGTCTGGCATTGATAGTCGTTCTTCAATTACTGTCAACAATGGTTTTAATGAGAAGTCAATTAAAGCTCTGCGTTCGGATGTTACGTTGGAGTAAGTCATTCCGGATGAGTTGACTCCTAAATACCATTCTGGGATGCCTGTTAGTCTTGCAACTTCTGAAACTAAGTGTTGTCTGGCTTCCACTAGTTGTAATTCTGCTGAGTTGAACCCGACACTTTGCATTTCAACGCTATCATTTAAAAAAGCAGTTGAGCGATTTTGTCTAGAAGTTTTCCAGGTGTTTAGAAGTGCTGTGACTCGTTCTTTTGGTAATGGAAGTGAAGATTTCAAAACCACGCTTGGGGTTGGTTCTTGTGCAAATCTGAAACTGGCTTTTTCAAGTTCTAAAGCAGAACGTAAAGTCAACCCGGCACGATTTAAGATGCCTTCATCAAGTCCGGTAAATGGTATTAAGGAACCAACACCAAAGTTAGGTGTTTCAATTCCATCAATTTGATAACCAATAACAAATTTTGATGTGTAATCTAATTTTTGAAATACTCTGTCAGAAGAAATCCATTGTGCTGATATTGGACGACCTGTTGTGTTATCCATTTCAAGGATTTGCCAATATGCTTTTCCTGTAAATAACAAATCTTCAACTGTGTACGCAAATACAACAGATGCTGGCATTCGTGGATCAGGATTTGCAATGATTGATGGTGCAGGGATATGGGCTTCATCCATTTCGCGATAAACTTCGCGTGGCAATGTTGCGATGCTTGTGCATATAAGTGAACGTGCTCTTGAAACTGCCGGGACAGACATAGCTTCTTGTCTGGAGATTGGTGGGTTAAATCCGTAGCTGTAAAATGTTTGGCTTCCGTCTGGAAGTACGTAAGGTGCTGCTGCAGCATCAACAATTGATGTCTCAGCTTGGTCTTTAATGAAATTGGTTAAGAGTCCCATGGTATATACATCATATTACACCAATGTAATTTAAGCCATCATTGAATAGTGAGTTAAGCAATCTGGATGTCTATTTCTCCGGCTGATTGTCTTTCGGTTGCTTTGTGGATCGCTAACATCATTGCAATTGCTGCTGTGGATTGTTTTCTTCTCATTACATACCAGATACCTGAGTCATTTGTTTTCTTAATACATGCAATGACAGATGCTGTCAGTTCCGGCTGATTGGCGTGGCTCAAACGCCCACCTGTCATTGCACCCAGGGATTCATTACACGCTTGATAGTATTTTGTTCCAGCTACAACCTCAGCATTAATACCTGCTTGACGTAGTTTGGCTGCAACTGAGTCACCACTAAATCTGTTTAATAACACACTTTCAGCGTTATAGGTTTTTGACCATTGAGCTACTCTGTCGGCAATCATCAAATCATCTAATGCTTTATCTGAGTCCATCATGTCCATTAGTCCTACTGCAATTGATCCATCTTCAAGCATTTGTGAACCGACTATTGCAAAGTAAGTTCTTTCAGGTGATATTTCAACACCTATCCATGTTGGTCTGTCTGCATCTAGTTTCATATCTGGTTGCATGCAGCCTTGCCATGCATCATGTGGCCATGGACTGTTGAGTGTGTCAACCCATTGGCATAACATTTCGGTTTGGATGATTTCAGCAGGGTCACCCATTCGTGCTTGTAAAGTTTCTTCTGTAATTGTGTAACCAAGTGCCGGGTTGGCTTGTTGCCAGGCTTTTCTGTCGCCTAATTTGAGGTGTGGTTCAGCACTCCACTCATACCAAGCGATGTCATCATCTGAGTTTGTTTCAATTTTTTGATATGCCCTAGCTCTTAATTGATTTAGAACAATTGAGTCAGCCGACCCTGCATTCGAAGTAATCCACATCTGAGGATTTTTTGAGGCTTGCATCGTGTAAGCAAGAGCTGCAAAAGCATCTGTTGTTTTGTGTTGTCTTGCTTCATCTAGGTAAACTGTGTTTGCTGTTAAACCTCTAGCTGCACCTGGTGTTGGTGCTATAATTTTGTAACGCGCGCCATTTTTTAATTCAATCTCTTCGCGACCATTTGCCCTTGTAACTTGTTTGACTTTTTTGGTTAGCCAATCATATCCATCAATCATTTCAACAACGTTCCTGAATGTTTCTAAGGCAACGTCTCTGTTTTGTGCTGTAGCAATTTGTAAACGTTCATCAAATAGAAATAACCCTGCCAAGATTCTCATTCTAAGTAAATGAGTTTTGCCACATTGTCTTGAAACCAAAACGCCTACTGTTTTGTGAATATATTGATCATTGACATGCTTTAAAGAATCATCCAAAACAAACTTTTGCCAAGGCATCAAAGGCATGCCAATGGCCTCTGCCAAATCTGCTACAGCTTGTGATTTAGTTTGGTGATTCGTTATTGTGGTTGAGATTCTCGGGGTTGATGATCCGACCAGAACGGATTTTGTCAAGAGGTGTCACCTCACTTGCAATCTCGGGACGCTCGCCACGTCCAAACACACTCAAACCATATTTATCTAATATGACCTGTAACTGTCTAGACATGTTTGTAATCTCTTTAGTTTCAGAATCAGGTAAATTATCAATGATGCCAGCCAAACAAAATGCCATTGCTACCCCTGACAAATCAGCTTCTGTAATCCAACCATTTTGTTGAGCATAATCAACACTCTTTTCCAAACTTGGTAATATCCGATGATTTTGTTCTCTAGGCACTTAAATTCCTCTCATTTTTTGGTGGTGTAAAAACCCCAAAATCCTTAAAGCCCTCGGAGAGAGGGCGTGGGAAGGAGTCGGTTAGGTATCCTCCTGAAAAAAAAATGGCTCTCTTTGAGCGTAGTTTTGATTTGCCTGCTCGTTCTATCATGAATGTTTCAACATCTTTGTCATGCTTTGAATAATTGCATCTGTTACAAGCTGCAGCCAGGTTAGATGATTCATCTGTTCCTCCTTTGGCTACTGGTATTACATGATCTACTGTTGTTGCTTGTGCTCCACAATACTGGCATTCGTTGTTGTCTCTGGATAGTATTTGCGCACGTGTTTTTCTCCATGCTCTTCCTCGACTCATTGTGCTTTCCTTAGATTCTTTTTTATGTAATCCACTACTTTTGTTACATCTTGGCCTTGTAGTACATCTTTTGGTATTGGTTCAGGTTTGTATTTGTCTGGTATTTGTGTCTTTTTTAAATGTCCGATAGAACGTTCTTTAAGAGTTCTATAAGAGTTATGTAGGACACCATTGTCAGGGGTGGTAGGACGTGTATGTCCGGGGTATAGGACACCGGTGTCAGGGGTAGTCATTCTGTATAGGTTTGATTGACCTGTTCTTGTTTCAACTTCTAAGTGTCCTTTGTTGATTAGTTCTATTTGTATTCGTCTAACTTGACGTGTTGATAATGCCATCATCTTTGCTATGCGTTCTTGTGATGGCCATGCTGCACCTTCTTGATCATTGAAATGGTCAGCTAATACAACCAACAACAGTTTTTCCATAGGTGTTAGGTTCTCTTGTTCTAATGCCCAACCAACTAGCTTAGCGCTCATTTAGTGCTTCTTCTAACGCTTCTATAGTAGTTTGATTAGGTTTGTGTGCATCTGCAGAATATGCAGAACTAACAATTCCCATGGCTTTTTTGTCAGCCTCAGATGTTACCATCACTTGAGGGTCACAATCCTCATGCAACATTTCTTTGTTGTACAACTTGTGACATGTGCTGCACCATACGTATGTTGGCACTATTTGTTACCCCTAACAATTTTGGCGCATACTGTGCAATGCTTCTTGTTAAATGTCCAATTACCACAATTGATACATCTGGCAATTAACTTGTCCATTGACCCAACAATGGATGCTTGGCGTGCAGCGTAACGCTCATACTTGGTCATATTTGTCGCCTAATAATTTTTTTGGCTGTCTCAGCATCTTGTGGGTTAGTAAACAAATCCTTTTTGTTTTCTATGTCTAAAGCTATTGATTCTTGTAATGCTTGAGCAAACTTGTAATCATGCGCTTTATCTTGAGGATTCATTGTGCATCTCCATGTTTGTTTGTGACATGCCACATGAATGTCTTATTCAATGATACCTGAGTTGAGCCGTACATCTCCATATTGCAGATGTCACATTTCATAACCCAATATTTGAATCTGTGATTCTTTACTTTGTCTGGCTTAATACGTGTTGACACACCTAGTAAGACTAAGAATGCTAGTCCTAAGGCCATCAGTACAGCTTGTGCAATTGTTGCCAATGTTTCAATCATGCTAACCCTGTTTTCTTTGAACATTCAGGCCAGGCGTTCCAGCCCTGTTTTGCTTGTAATGCTTTTGCTCTTACCAGTTGTTCTCTAACACTTGCCCTACTTGGTTTACCTGTTCCACCTACGTATTTCCATGATCTGTCATCAAACTGAAACAGCCCATGATACTTACCTGTTTTGTTTACTGCTTTTGGATTTAAACTTGATTCACACATTGCCAAAGATTTCCAAGGCTCAGGCAAATCGTTTGGTGAACTCATCAATATTGTTGCCATCAGAATCCCGGTGATGTCCATGGGTCATCTTCCAATCCACCAGCAGCTTGTATTTCAGCGTTTTCGTGGCTGGTTGGTATTCCCTGTAACCATGCACTAATGTTATCGCCAAGATGACCTGACTGAATATCATCTAATAGAGGTTTGACTTCTTCAAATGTCATATTTGATTCCGGAACAATCTGCGCATCTTTACGTCTTGATGCAAATTGAACGAAAGCATTTTGTTGATTGGTATCTTTCAATACCTTTGCCAACTCGCGCTGCAACCAACCAGACATTTTTGGAGTCGCAACCCTGCGAGGTTTCAGATAAGTAACAGGTTTTTCAACGTAAGGCACTTCAGATGCACCTAATGATTCAGCAACATTAGCTTTAACCATCTCTTCTCTTGATGGTCTCAGGTTTGCAACATTTTGTCCGTTGCGTTTTGGTTGGAAGTTGAAATTTGCTAAGGCTCTTCCAAGAGCTGAACTCTCCGCATTCTCTAAAGCATTACGTGCGTTTACACCTTTTGCTTCTGTATGTTCATCAGCTAATCCGGTAGCAACTTGTCTATCACCAACCCAGATGATTGCTTTAACAATGTAATGGCCGTTGATATGTGAAATTAATTCTGTTTCAACTCTGCCATCTTGATCGTGCGTTTTCCAAAACCTGTCAAGTCTTTCAGCTACAGGTTCATAATCTTCAATGTTGAAGAATCCCATACCATACCCCTTTGTTTTGTCTTACCTTGGTGATACTAAGCAAAAGTTTTAGGGTAAGTCAACAACGACTCACCATTCTTTTCCATCAGCTATAAATTTTCCTTTAGAGTTAATTGGTACTAATTGAGGAACAACATGATTGTTTTGTATATACAAAAGGCCAAATCCTTGCTGCCAATTAGCAGATTTTTCACGTATGTAGCCAGCGCCACTTGAGTTTAAATCCATAAGATGACCCACCTCCATGCCCCAGATGGTGTTTAAACGGCCACCAAAGCCCCTAGAAGCCTTTGAGATGCCTTGCCTATGGGTATGGCCAATCACGCAATTCTGACCTGTTCTAAGTGCCAAATTGAGGCCTGTAAGCCCGGCCGTAGTATACATTCGTCCCTCATCTCCGTGGCCCATGATTACGCCAGGAGCAATGAAATCCATTTGTCGGTTGTAAGTTATTCCTAACTTGTTCAATCCAAGTAAGTTTTCAATCCTCAAAGCTGTTACTGATTCAAATGCTGGAGCATTTTTGTAAATGTATTTTTCAATCCTTTGAGAATGGTTAGAACGTTGTAAAACAAAAGGTTTCTTTTTTGAACCCAGAGCTTCCCTGAACTGAGCCAGTATGGAATGAGTGAGGTTAAAATTCTTTTGAAGTGTTCCCTCAAATTCTTTACGTGTTCCCTTGTTGAAAGCACCAAGTTCAGCAACATCAATTTCATCCCCAACGCAAAATATGCCATCAATCTTTGATTCAAAAATATAATCTAATACACGGTCAACATTTCGTTTATGATGAAATGGGATTTGCAAATCTGAAAGTACTAAGTAGCGTTTAATACTTACCTCTTTTTCTTGAGGTCGATTACGTCACTCCAAATCATATCAGTCTTTGTCTGTAATTTTGTCATTTCAATCTTCATATCATTTATTTTATCTGCGAGTGATGAGCCGCCGTTCGGGAAAAGGGTCTGTTTTATTTTAGTTTGCATCGCTATTAGGCGGATCATCAAAACTATTATAGTTAATGAACAACCAATAATGGCTGTTAACTCATTTACACTCATTGGTTTTTATACCAATTTGGATCGTAATCTGTGTCATCTTCAAAATCATCATCATCGGGTGTGTCGGCGTAGGCAAAGGTTTCATTGGCAAAATTAATCATTCCAAAAATTTGGTATTCGGGCATTCCAGGTGAAACAACTGTTCTCATCTTCTTTTTCTTACCATCATAAGTTTCAAGTAGTACAACAAAACCTGTGACAAGTTCTTGTTCTTTGTGAACATAATTCATAACGTTGATTAACGCATCACCGAACACATCAGGTATTTCAACTTTTTCATCAGACATTCAAATCAACCCCATTCAATTGTGTTGTCCATCCAAGATACTTTGAACCCCAGGCATCTGTCACGCCTGTGTAATAGATTTTCCCTATTGTGTCTTTGACAGGTAAATCAGTAGTCCAAACATAACCAGGCTTGTCAGATTGAATGCAAATGTGTCCATATTTTCCACCTTCATAGAAATGAGTTGCCCCTATTGGTGCTTTAATTGGATCAAAATGTTTATGTTTTGCAGGTGTGTTATTCCAAGCAACAATTGCTGATGGATACTTTGCAGGGATTTTCCAAGCTAAACGACATGTTTTAAGACACATGCCTTTAACACCTCTACGACCAGATTGATGAGCTACAGCCATCCAGGTGGCAGCATCGTGACCAGTCCAGGCTTTAGTGTTCGTCATTTTCTTTGACGTTTATTTTGCCAAAAGAATAATCAGATGGGTTTAACCAACGAAGTACAACAGGCAATACAGCAGCTAATCCGGCAGCAAATAATGCATTAGGGTCTGTAACTCCTGCAAGATAACAAGCAATTGATGCAGCTAAGAATGAACGTCCCCATGATGCTGCAATTGCTTTGTAGTTGGTCATAAGATACTTGCCAATTCTTCTTTAGTTAGGCCAGCAATGTCAGCTAGTTTTTTGATAGCTGATTCTCTTGCATCTTGTTTGGCTTTATACTCGGCTTCAAGTAGTGCTGAGGCTTGATTATCTAATTCGTGTTGTGCAATAAAGGCTTCTTTGTCAGCACCTGTCAATTCAATAACTTGGTCGTCAATACCAATC